GACAGTCTGTGAGATTTCACTGCTCACCCGGTCCACTTTCTGGCTCACCTGCGCGATGGCCAGTGTCTGGTCCTCATTCTTTTTCGCAACCAGCTGCGTGAGGCTGTTTTCCGCCTCCCCGATTTTCCGGGTCACTTCTGCGATATCCGTGTCCATCCGCTGACGGATGTCTTCTTCCAGTTGCGTGACCTCCGTACGCAGCGCTGAAGCATCAATGCGCTCTTTCAGTGCCTGACCCAGAAGCGTCTCATCTATCAGCCCCCGGAAAATTTCCAGATACCCTTCACCATCATTGCTGGGCTGCCCGCTGGCTTCCACAAAAGCAGATTTTCCCACCAGGTTGACGCTTCGCACGTAAAACCAGAAATCCGTCCCCGGCTTAATCCGGCTCCCCTGGACAGTCCACTGACTGCCGGTCCCCAGATAACGGGCAGATTTTTCCACCTGTGCTGTGTTCGTGATGCGTTTTTCTGAGAACCAGAATTCAAACTGTACCGTCGGGTCATACACCGCAAGACGCGGGACCGCCGTTATCTGAAAATACCCCGGCGTCAGCTCAATGGTGGCGGGTTTTGCAGGTGCGTTAATCCGGAACGATACCGACGCCGGATCGCCCTGCTGTCCCCGGGCATTTACCGCCCGGACCGTCAGCGTGTAACGCCCCAGCGCCAGCTGCCTGAAGCGGTAAGTGGTTTCCGCCGTCCGGGCCGTGCTGACCAGCCGCTCACTGCCGTCATCCGCTGTTACGGTCAGACGGAGCAGGAAGCTCACGCCCTTCACCACCTTCGGCGTGTCCCAGCGCGCCAGCACCTGATATTCCCCGCTGTCTGCGGTGACTTCGGCGGTCAGGTGCTGCACCGCTGGCGGCGTGACACCATTCACCGTGCCGCTCTGGTCGCCGTCAAAGTGCGCTCCGTTATCCACGATGGCCTCTTTTTCCGGTACATGCTGCACGGCGGTGATGGCATACGCACCGTCATCGTTCTCCCGGATACTCACACAGCGGAACAGGCGCTGGCGCAGCGTCGGCAGCTTCAGCCCCCACACGCTGTATTCGGCAACGCCGTCAGGAATACGGCTCACTTTCACCTTCACGCCGTCGGTGACGGACTGGACCTCCACGCTGACCGGATTCCCACTTCCGTCAACCAGGCTTATCAGCGTGGTGCCGGAGGATGACAGCATGATTTCACGGTCGAGCGTCAGCGTCCGGGTCTGGCTGTTCACCGCCAGCACGCGACCACCGGTGCTGATACCGGCATAGTCATCATCACAGATTTCAATGACATCGCCCGGCACATGGCGAAGCCCTTCTGCGCCGACGCTGAAATCCACGGTCTGCGTTTCCAGCAGTTCTGTTTTAATCAGCCACAGCCCGGCGCGGTGTGCCTGCCCCCGACTGGTACAGCCAAAGGCATCCATCTTCGTGACGTTACGACCGTAACGGGCAATGGCCTGCGTGTCCTCCACAAGCTCTGTCGTCGTCTCCCAGCCGTTATCCGGGTCAATCCAGTTCACCTCAACGGCATTATGGCGGTCCTTCAGGGCGCTGAAGCTGTAGCGGAACGGCGCGCCATCATCCGGCATCACCACATTACTGCGGTTATAGGTCCACACCTTATCCGACGGTCGGTCCTGCACGAACGTCAGCGTCTGCCCGTTCCATACCGGCATACAGCGCATCGCCGAGCAGAAATCGCTGAGAACATCCCACGCCTTACGCTGTGTGGTCAGCCAGGCATTACAGGTGATGCGCGGCTCCGTGCCGCCAAAGCCGTCCGGCACTGACTGGTCGCAGTACTGGCCGATGACATACAGCGCCCATTTATCCACATCCGCCGCACCAAGACGTTTCCCCATGCCGTAGCGCGGATGGGTCAGCATATCCCACAGACACCAGGCCATGTTGTTGCTGTATGCTGGCTTAAACGTTCCGTCCCAGATACCGCTGTATTGCCGCGTCTGCGGGTTATAGTTCGACGGCACCTGCAGAATGCGCCCGCGCAGATGATAATTACGGCTCACCTGCTGGCTGCCGAACTGCTCCGAGTCCACCTGCACGCCGACCAGTGCCGTGTTCGGGTAGCACTGTTTCACATCGATAATTTCGGTGTATGACGACCAGAGCGTTTTGTTCTGCAGCTGGTCTGTGGTGCTGTCCGGCGTCATCCTGCGCATCCGGATATTAAACGGGCGCGGCGGCAGGTTATCCACCACCACCGAGGCCAGATACTGTGAAGTGGTTTTACCCTTAATGGTGATGTCTTTTTCCGTCACCCAGCCACCGTTACGCTGTATCTGAACCAGCAGGCGGACTTCCGACGGATTCCGGTCACCCTTTGAGGTGGTTTCCACCAGTGCCTGCACACCGAAGGTAAAGCGCAGACGGTCAATGTTTGCCGACGTGATGGTCCGGGTGATCGGCGTGTCATATTTCACTTCCGTACCCAGCACCGTCTCGGAGCCGGAGGATTCAAATCCCTCCGGCGGTGACTGCTCCTGCTCACCTGCCCGGAACACCACCGTGACACCGGAGATATTGGTATTCCCCTCACTGTCCAGCACTGGCGTACTGTTCAGCAGCACACTTTTTAATCCGTCCACCGGACCTTCAACCGGCCCTTCACTGATGGCGTCTATCACGCTCAGTATCTGGGATGATTTCAGGTTGTCCTTCGCTTCGCGCGGGGTATGCCCCTTACTGCTGCCTTTACCCATTCCTCACGCTCCAGAAACGACAAAACCGCCCGCAGGCGGTTTCACATAAAACATTTTGCATCAGCGACCAATCACCACAACCTGACCACCATCCCCTTCGTCTGCCGTGCTGATCTCCTGAGAAACCACACGTGACCCCACGCGCATTTCCCCGTACAGAACAGGCAGAACATTACCCTGGGCAACCATGTTATCCAGTGACGAGAAATACGTGTTCTGTTTGCCGTTATCTGTACTGGCTGCCGTGGGCGTCCTGGCTTTCGGTGCCAGCATCTGAGCCACACCGCCGAGCACCATACTGGCACCGAGAGAAAACAGAATGCCGGTCATACCACCGGCACCAATGGCAGCCCCCCATGCTGCAAGGGTGGCTCCGGCGGTAAAGAATGATCCGGCAATGGCGGCTGCTCCCAGGACAATCTGGAATACACCACCTGACTTGGCCCCGGCGACTCTGGGAACAATATGAATCACAGCGCCGTCAGGCAGAGCCTCATGTAACTGCGCCGTTAATCCGGACGTGCTGACATCCTGTCCGGCAATACGCACCTGATACCAGCCGTCGCTCAGTTTCTGACGAAACGCCGGGATCTGCATGGCCAGCGCCCGGATGGCTTCGGACCCCGTTTTCACTCGAAGGTCGATGCGGCGGCCAAATCGTTGTAAATCCCCGTAAAGGCAGATGCGTGCCATGCCCGGTGACGCCAGAGGGAGTGTGTGCGTCGCTGCCATTTGTCGGTGTACCTCTCTCGTTTGCTCAGTTGTTCAGGAATATGGTGCAGCAGCTCGCTGTCACCACAGTAAATGGCGGCATGATTCGGCACCGATGAACCAAAACAGCACAGCAGCACATCGCCCGGCTGTGCCGCTGACAACGGCACCTGATACAGCCCTGTGGCCTCCAGATTATCCAGATAGAGATTCTGACCGTGACGCCACCAGTCATCCTCGCGATGAAAATCCGGCATCTCAATCCCCGCCAGATGGTAAGCATCCCGGAACAGCGTGTAACAGTCCGTCACCCCGTGCTCAAAGCGCCGCCCGGAAAGATGTGGCACACAGCGGAACTTGTGAATCGCCCCCCGGCAAACCAGCCACCACGGCAAATTACTCTGCACCTGCAGCCGCCGGTCAGCCTCACTCAGCCAGGGCAGACCACCGGGGTGGCTGTGGACCAGCGCCACAATCTCACCCTGCATCTCTGCCCGCAGCCAGTCCTCCGGTGCGATACGAAAATACGCCTCCGGCTCTGCGGAAATATTCACACAAGGGATATACCGCTCCCCCTCCGGCGTGCTTATCACGAAGCCGCACGACTCCGCAGGCGCACACCGCCGGGCATGCGCCAGAATCGCTGATTCAGTCTGTGTCATAAACCGGGATTTACTGCGAAAGTTTGTTAATGGAAAGGAAGCCGCCAAAGTTGCCGACGTTATTGCGGAACTTACAGCCACTCAGGCATTTGCTGCATTTATCCTTCGTGATATCGGACGTCGGCTGATCATATTCATCCGCGACCGCCGGACCGCTATAACCGCACTCATCGCCGCGATAGGTCCAGGTGCAGGTGTTGGCCAGCATGATACGTCCCGGAAAAACAGCGCCGTCCGTTTCCGTCGGCGTGGACAGTACAAAGGAGGCACTGACCGCGCTCAGTTCGCTGCACTGCTCGATGCGCCAGCGGCTGATCACCTCCTGCTCCGGATCGGCGTCACTGTTTCCGTTGACGAAGTTCACCGCATCCAGAAAACGGGCGTAAACCTTACGCCGGACCACCGTTCCGCCGACCAGACTCTGCAGATCTTCCGCCATCCCGGTGACCATGCCGTACAGATTAGAGACTTTAAGCGTTGGCCTAGCACTGGCTCCTTTGCCGTTCATCTCAAATCCGCTTCCCTGAATGGGATAAGCCTGATACTGCCGCCCCTGCCAGGTGACTGGTTCACCTTTTTCGTTCTGCTCATTACAGAAGAAATAACGATCTCCGCCGACCTCTGTCAGATCAATTTCCCAGAGCACGACCAGCGCGGATTGCTCCGTTTTAGTGCACTCATTGAGTGTTTCCTGCTGTATATCCTGCATCAGTGAGTGACCTCTTCAAAGGTACAGTTAAAATCGGTATACATGGCATTATCCGAAATGCTCCACTCCCTGCAGACAACCCGGACAGTCCTGTTGTGTTTTGGCGGACGCCACAAAAAAGCACGAATCCCGGCATGACGGGATAAAAAACTGTCCAGCGCGGCACGGGAATATTCATCTGTGACACGAAATACCGGTTTAAACGTTTTCAGATCCGCATTCAGACCACCAGCCCGTCTCTGTTCATATCCGTCACCAAACTTTACCGTAATAACTGATGGCTTTCGTGTCGTCTCCATCCCCTCACGGGGGATCCAGTTAAAAACTTCAGGCTCAGGCACTGTACAATCCTCCATCCCGACGCGATGACTGCATAATTGACACAACCCTGCTGTCGATCAGATCCACCAGTCCCCTGGCTGAGCGCGCATCTATCTCGCCATTGCTCCCTTGATTCTGAATGCTGATGTGATACACGGGAGAATAAACAACCCCCCCGCCACTATTCACATTGCCAATGGCTCTGACCCCAAGAGAGCCGTCCGCTGCCCGTGTCAGTGGCATGATAGCTTCAGGCCCGGCCTCGCCCATCAGCCCGGCACCTTTCGCAAAAGCAAAATACGTCGGTGTATCCACAATAGTGTTACTGTAAGCACTCAGATTTGCCGATGTGTAAACACCACCTTTTGCGTTTGCCACCGCCCCCGAAATCCATCCGCCGACCGTACCAAGCCACCCTCCGGCACCGGAGAGTGACTTCAGTCCGTTAACAATGGCCGCATTCATCAGAATTTTTGAAACTTCCTGGAGAATTGAACTCCCCCAGTTTCTCCAGTCCACAACATTTCCGGCCAGCGCATCGGAAATATTTGATACCAGCCCGTCCATAGTGGAAACGACAGCATCTGCCGCCTGCGAAGCATAATCGGTGGCACTGTCTGCCCAGTTGGTCAGCCCCTCCTGGAGTCCTGCATTCCAGTTATTACGTAAAGCATCGGCCTTTGCATAATAATCCTGCTGATCGCTGAGACGCTCTTCCAGATATTTTTTATTCAGTTCTTTCTCCTGTTTCCACAGGGCTTCTTCAATTTCTCCGGCCTGATACTGTCTCAGCAGCTCGTTATTTTTCTGCTCAAACTCATGCCGGATACTCCACATTTCCTGGAGTCGTTCACGCATCCGTGAGCCTTCACCATATCCCAGTAACTGCGCGTCGTTAGACGCCCGGGTACTGGCATTACTGTCCGCCAGGCTGCTTTCATACGCAGCAAGCTGCTCACGAATCTTTTTCTGGTCGATGAGTGCTGCATTCTGCAAAAGCGTTTTTTTCTGCGCTTCTGACAGGGTTGATAATTCGCCCTGACTGACCTGATATTTCATCTTAGCCAGTTCAGTATTCTGCCCTGCCAGTGCTATCTGTTCTTTTTGCTGTTTAATCAGCCGTTTATAAATATCTTCTGTTTTTTCCGCTTCGGTCTTTTTATGCGCTTTGGGTTTATTTGCCTGGTTATTTCGCCAGGCATCCAGTGAGTTATTGATATAATTCTGTCTGGCTGTCTGATACGCCTCTCCCACAAAGCCGAGATCATCCGCAGCATAGCCCAGTCGGGCACGCTCACGCGCTTCCCCCTTAAGGCGGGACAGAGCCAGTTCGCGCTTGCTGTTATTCAGTGCGGTCTGCTGTTTATCATCCAGGGTTGCCTGTGGTAGCCGTAACGGTACATTCACCAGCCCCTGTCGCTGCTGAAGTAATTCATTACCAAGCCCAAGAAGGCGATTAAACTCGGTATGCTGCCCATTCATGATCAACAGGGACTGATACGCTTTGTTTTGTTCCGCCGCCTGTTGACGGATCAACGCAACCCGCCGCTCCTCCAGCCCGGCAAGCACATCCTGAATGGATTGCGCTTTGCCCTGCATTTGTGTGAGACGGGACTGTTCAACTGCCAGTTGATTTGTTGCTTCTGCAAGCCCTTCTGTGACTGTTTTTACCGACGTCATGTGGTTAATCATAAAACCGTTATCGGTTGTCCAGCCCGGGTTTGCCAGCACATACTGATAGCCAGCAATTTTTTCCTGTAAGGATTTAATCTTACTTTTCTGCTCGTCAATTAACCTGTTTTGCTCATCAAGTGCCTGCCGCGTCTTTTCCTCATTATCTGACGCTTCAGGAAGCGACATTGCCGACGTTTTCTGGCGAATTTCGTCGATTGTTGCGGCATACTGGCGTGCAGATTCTCTGGCCTGCTCCTGATTCTGATACATCGTGTACCAGGCCGCGGCCCCCAGCATGACAAGCCCCGGCACCCCACCAACCAGTCCCAGTGCTCCACTTAACAGACGACTTCCCACTGACGTGACAGTATTCAGCGTTGTCTGTGCTGCTGTTCTGGCCGCAATATTACGGGTAAGTGATGCCTGGGCAGCAGCCAGTTTCGCTTCTGCGGCTGCCTGCCTTTCGGTACCGCGAGCAGCAACAACCGCCTGTTGCGCACGATAAACCGCCGCACGCGCCCTGGCTGTTGCTATCTGTGTCCCCCGGAGCTGCGCTTCCGCAAGAGCCACTTCGTTTCTGGCTGCAGTAATTAATCCGGCAGTTGCAGATCCAGCAGAAGACGCCATATTGCCAAAATATCGGGCTACCCCGACGGCAACCAGAGCACCGGCAGCGGTTGCCACAGTGTCAATATTGCCTGCAATACCATTCAGCACACCGGAGAGCGTCTTCGTCACTCCGCTTGCCTCGTTCGCACCACCAACCCAGGCCATAAAGGCGTTTTCAACTTTGGTTGCAGAGGATGAAACCGTATCAGGCATTGCCGCATATTCATCACGTAATGCCCCAAGCTGACTAATCAGTGCAGGAACAACCTTATCGGCGGTCAACTTTCCGTTATCCGCCATGGCCTTCAGATCCTTACGGGCAACCCCCATTCCCGCAGCCAGCGCACGAATAACACGATCGCCGTTCTCATTCACCGAGTTAAACTCTTCACCGCGCAGCACTCCCTGCGCCAGTGCCTGACTGAACTGCGTGATCACCGAACTGGCTTCTGCTGTACTGGCACCGGATAATTTCAGGCCCGTGGAGATCGCCTCGGTGACTTTCAGTACCTCCTCAGAACTGTAACCATACTCCCGCATGGAAGCTGCAGAACGGGCAAAAAGGCTGGCGTTATCAGAAAACGCCGTCCCCGTTCTCTGGCTGATCGCCATTAATTCACGCTGTGATGCCTGAAAATCATCACTGGACTGTGAGGCCTGCTTCAGACGGGCATTTACTGAATTCCACTCATCGGCGAAAGAAATAAGATGACCGGTAGCAAAAGCCCCGGCAAATGCCCCCGCCATATTCAGTGCCGAAGATTTAGCTGTATTTATCTGATCCGTCACTTCTGCCAGTGCACGCCGCATTTCACGGGATGCAGCAGCGGACTGCCGGCCTCCGTTCTGCATGGTACGGTAGTAATCCTGCCCCATACGCGAAGCCCGGGAGATCTCTGACTGGAATGACCGGGAATTTGCCGAGATTTTAATAATCAGTTCACGTAATGTCGCCACACTCATTCTCCGGACGAAAAAAAACCGCCGAAGCGGTTATGTTGACTCACTGAGACACTATTAAAAGCGCGTTTTCCAGTCCGGCAAATGGATCTGATACGCCTTCTGTCTGCTCCTTCTCCCACTGAAGAAGCGCATCATTCAGTGGCACTTTGACCCCCTGCGCACCGTAAACAGCTGAAACAATCTGGGCAGCCCGGATATCAGCCCGTTCGTCCCCCAGCGGGCTGAACCTGTCAAATTCTGCCCACATCATGATTTCTGATGCGGACATTTCCCGGCGTAACTCTGACAATGTGCGCCCCATCCTGAGCGCCAGCATCATCAGAAAACGCATCCCCGGAAGCGCTACTTTTTTTTAACCTCGCCGGCATCACTGATCAGTTCCAGAGACTGCCGAAGAAGCCGCGCATGCACCGGGCCATACACGGCAATCACCTGTTCACGATCATCCTCTGAAAATACGGGTTGCAGTCCGGTATCACACAGAACATCAATGAACAGTTCAACATCTGCCTCCAGATTTCGGCGGGCGCGCTCCGCAACGGATAACGGTGTCTCATCATCTTTTGCTTTAACGATCTCCTGCCAGCGCAACCAGGCTTCTGCAGAAGGTTCCCGTAACACAACCGTTGCTCCCTCCCATTCAGGCACATCAACGGTTTTATGGCGAAACCCCGACATCGTTGCCAGTGCCAGATTACGGATATTTTTAGTCATCACATCCATCCTCATTAACTGACGGTTACAGTGCAGGAAGTGGAGGTCACTTTGTTAACCGGGCTTGCTGAATCAGAAATCTCGCAGGTATATGCACCCGCATCACCGGATACTGCCGATGCCTTACTGAACGTTGCCGCCGTCTGTCCGGAAACAGGAGAACCACCTTTCTTCCAGACATAAGAATAAGGCGGCACACCACCCGCAGCCTCAACCGCCATTTCAAGTTTCGCTCCGGAAGCAACCCGCAGCGTGCTTTTTAAATCGGCCTTCACTTTCAGCGGCTCTGTCGTCAGCACAGGTTTACCTTTCAGGCGCAAGGAAAACGTTGCAGCCACAACACCATTGGTTCCTGCAGACCAGGTATGCTGACGCACCTCTGCCATAAAGGTAAATCCGTTGCCTGACGGAAAAATAACTTTAAAGCCATACGTGGTGTCATTGTCATAGGCACTGCGCAACGCGTTCTGGGCAGCATTCAGATAAAAGTTGCCTGACATGGAAATCTCTGAAGCAGCCCCAAGGCCGTTAATATTTTCCTGCTCAACAGAACACAGCGTGGTGACATCAATATCCTGCTTTTGTCCTGCGGTAAACTGCACCTCTTTGATTGTACAGCTCAGGCCAAGATAGCTGGCAGAATCCAGGGTTTCTGCTGTTACCGGTGCAGACGAAATCATAATTTTCGTCAGTTGCGAACGCTCAAAATTAGAGGACATACTCGTCTCCTGAAAATAAAAAAACCCGCCAGCGGCGGGTGGGTAAAATCATTAATGACCTCAGGCTATTACTTGGAATTCAAGCGTGGCTCTGCTCAGACGGGAGTCAGGATCATAACCCTGCGTTTTAGAAATAACGGAGGGTGCCAGTTTTCTTACCGCATCAAGCGCCTGCTCACGAATATTATCTGCGTCATCAGGTACTGTCGCCCAGACATCGATCTGCACGGTAATTCTGGATTCAGCCTGCCCATCAAGCACATCAGATGCCGTGTCAGACACCACAGAAAACACCAGCCACGGCGGAGATACCGCAGGCTTTCCCTCCGTCAGTGGGACCACATAAGGATAAACCTGTCCTCCGGCCAGCTGAGACAACAGGGAATACAGTGTGGCCTCTCTCATTTACTTAAGACCTCATCAATAGCCTGATTCATTCGCTGTATGGCAATCCGTGCTGCCAGTTCCTCTGTCGTATCGAAAGCCGGGCGAATGAATGGATGCGCGGGCATGTTTATCGTTCCCAGCTCCACAAAGCGCCAGTAAAATGCATTTCGGGGATCGCTGGCTTTCATGCTGTTATCACTGTTTCCGGTTCGCAGGTTCCGTCCGCGAATGTGGACACCCGAGATAATTTCCCCCCGACGCTTTGAACGCTGAGTGAGAACAACCACATTTTTCTTCAGTTTCCCGGTTCGCTCCGGCGCACGTTCAACAACTGCATCCCGCATAACTTCAGCACCGGCACGGGTGGCATCGCGCAGAACCTTATTGTTTTCTGCCCTGCTGAGCGTCTCCAAATCCCGTGCAATATCCGCCAGGCCGGAAAAATCAAGACTGAAATCCATCACACATTCCCCTTCAGGCTGCAGAGTATTTCAAGCCGGGTAGCGCGTGCATCCGGTATTGGTGGACCTTCTATACCCAGAATGGCCCCTTTAAATGCACCGGTCAGCACTTTCAGACGTGAAGTCGCTGTCACATCGCGCCGGAATCTCATCCAGACTCTGACCGTAGCCTGAGCGGTTTCTGCTCCGCCTGAGATTATCTCCCTCCCGCTGATACCCTTAACTTCTGCCCATACGGTAGCTCCCTCCGTCACCGTCTCCACCGGATGCCCTGACGGAGAGCGGGCGGTGGTGACATTCAGAATAATTACGCGATCACGTAATCTGCCCGCCTGCATGTCTCCTCCTACAAAGGAATAAAACGATAAGGCTCCAGCAGAGAAGAAAAACCAAACGGGACTGGTGCCTTGCTGACATCTGAGGAATTTTCCCGGTTTTCGTACCAGTGCCCGACCAGCAACATGAGCGCCAGCAAAACATCATCAGCTATAAGCACCCCTTCAGGATCACCTTCCGGCACCGTCTCCTCATAAAGCTTACGGTTGATAAAATTTTCTGCCTTGCGGCAGGCAGCCCGGAAATACAGCATCAGTAACTCATCATCAGTTGCATCATCTGTATCAATACGGCACTGCGCCCTGAGTTTTTCCACTATTGCTGCCATCAGAAACTCCTGCCCGCAACACTGTGCGGGCATAAAAAAACCGCGTCGGCGCGGTCTGTAACTGAACAACGAGTGGTTATTTGCCAGTGAGCGCCTTGATGGCTGCCACATCTTCCAGCACACAGTCAAAACGATGGAAAGCCAGAAATGCCACCTGATCAAACTCAGCATAACGCTCAACCAGACGTTTCAGTTCCATATAAGTAACGCGGCGAATGATAAAGCGGTTGAAATCCCCCAGGAAAATGAATTTTTTTCCGGTACCAATCCCGTCAATAGCCTGATCAATAACATAAGGGATCCCCAGCACAGTAGCCGGCGTACCGCCTGCAATATCCGGCAGCCATAACGGGCGTTTCTGTCCATCCTCCATCTCTTCAATAGTCTGCAATGTGGCATCATTGAATGCCCAGCGGTATTTCGGCCCACCACGATATGCCGGATCAATGGCATGTTTCAGGGCATTCATTTCTTTCCAGGTGAAAGCGGCAGAGGCTGCAGTCTGGATGATTCCCGTCACCGACGCTGCCAGCCCTTTTGGCTGTAACGGTGATCCCGTTCCGGTCCCCTGAACCAGATATTTCGCCTCTCCACGACCAATACGCTGGGCAATACGGTTTGCCAGATAAGATTCAATATCCACCCCACTGTCCTGGAGCAGCTCATTGGACACACGAATTATTTTTGATGACAGCTTTTTAGCCCCCAGAATAGCGGTCCCGAACGTCACATCCTGTTCCGTTGCGGCTGTATTTTCCGCCAGCAGTTCGCCCTCTTCAGTCGTGCCATCAGACGTTGACCAGGTGATATCCTGCCCGGTTGATGTGGTCAGAAGTTGCGCAACACTGGCAATCCCGCCATAAGCCTTCATGGTGTCAATGATTTTGTTACGCATCTGCGTGGGCACCGTATATCCGCCCTGAGAATCCGTTGTTACACTCTGAGCCCGCAGTTCACGCATCAGATTACGCTCTTCAGCATTCAGTTCTGCAAATCCGGCACGCAGAAAACGGTTAAATGCCGCAGCGCGCTTCTCTTCCACCGCCTTTTTCCCGTTCTCCGCCTCATTATTCTGGCGCTCTTCCGGCCCGGACTCATCCACATATGCCTGATCCTGACGGCGCAACTCTTCTTCACGGGCGATTTGCTCATCCAGCGCATCCAGCTCAGCTTTCGCCCTGTTCCACTCTGCCCGTTGCTCATCAGTCCATGCGTTATCACCAATTTTTTCATGCAGTGCACGCATATCCTTTGCAATGGTGTTTCGTTTTTGCTTCATCTCATGAAGTTTCATCGTCAGTAGTATCCTTATGCATTAAGAAGGGTCAAAAGACGCTCACGCGCCATTCGTTCGTTAACAGCTTTCTTCAGCGCACCACTCGCCCGCGCTTCCTGCCAGGCTTTCATTGAGCGGACACCAGAGTCTGCGTCCTGATAGGCCGGATATGTCACCGGGCTGACGTCATACAGACGAGAAATGCGCGTGATTTCCCGGATAACAATCCCCTCGTCGTCTTCATACCAGCTCTCTCCATCACGAGCGACGCGAAACGCGAACGAGGACTGATTAATGTCACCACGCAACATTGGTGACAGCACCAGGTCACAAATCGTCGGCGTATCCGGTGCAACAATGTCGTAACGCAAACCACGTTCATCCACTGATAATGACAACGTGCCGGCAGAACTTCGTCCGAGAATGAAATTAGGATCATGATTAAACAATCCACGTACATCATCATTCAGCACGTCGTCAAAAGCCCCCGGCTTGATGATTTCACGAAATCCCCACAGAGGTTCTGAACGACTGTTAAATACCGAGCCATACCCCAAAATATGAGTCGGGGCATTATCATATTGTTCTGCCCGCACTTCCCCGCTGTAACAGCGCGTTTCACGGTCATTCATCGTTCTTTTCCTCTTTGCCTTTCGTATCTTTAAAATCATTCAACGGATTTGCTGCATTTACGCTGACCAGCATTTCATCCAGACCATCAACCGGGTTCATGTCCTCAAATGCCCTCGCTTCATTCCGGCTCATCCAGCCATCTGTAATGGCAAAGTGATAAAACTGCGCACGCTCCTGTGGAGTCCCGCGGAGCAATCCTGTAAGGTTGAAACGAACGTAATACCCGGCAGCCCGTTCTGTGCGGGTAAACAGGCGACGGTTAAGCTCCTGCTCCCAGTTCGCAACCCAGGGCATCATCGTGTAGCGAACAAACTGAATCGCCTGCTGTGTAATATTCGAAAATGTGGCTTTTTCCAGGTCATTAATCATGTGCGCCGGGACATTAAAAATTCCGGCAATCATCGACCGGTTCAGCTTGGTCATATCAATGATCTGAGCATCCACCGGAGAAACTGTCAGGGCACGGTAATCCAGTTGCGCAGGCAGCAGCATGGTTTTATTTTCCTGACTGCGAAGCGCTGTCACCGCCCGCTGCCACATATTCTTGAGCCTGCTCCAACTCTGTTCGTTCAGTTCATTTTTCACAGAAATAATCCCGGCAGGACGGGCATTACCGTTAAAAAAAGCACTGGTATACTGCTGACCACTCATTCCCATACCAATGGTTTCAGCATGCTGCATGATCGGACTCAGTCCCATTTTCTGATTGTTTCCCAGCGCCCTGATATGGATCATGTCGTCCGGACTTACCGCAAATGCACCCTCTTCGTTATACACACCGTAGGTATGACGCCCTCCAGTGTTAAGTAACGTGGTTTCCCATGGCATACAGCATTCAAGACTGGTAACCTCGCCACGACGATTACGTTTCACCCACGTATAACCATTGCCCCACCCCAGCACATGACGCTGCTTCAGTTCCCGCCACTTATAGCTGGTCTGCCAGGCATTCGGTTCATCATGAACGAGCCAGAACAACGGGTGATCGCGTGCCGGCTGAACATGCTCATTCGTTTTTCGCATCACATGCAGGGGCATCTGAGCCACACTGGATGAAATAACATAAATACAGGCATAGACAGCAGCCAGCCTCATGGACGTTTCCGGACTGACATACACATCCCGGGCAAAAATATTATCCGTCTCAGCGGCCTCTCCGGTTACCGGAACCGAGGGATTTTCCAGAGGCTCACTGCGAAACAGAGCATCAAGAAGCATGTTTTCTCCTCATGGACACCACCAGTGCATAAAGCAGCAACAAACAGCCAGACAGCATCAGAGACGCTGGCAGACCTGCATACAGATAAACGCCAGCAGTGAGCAGACCGAAACCGATCAGCCCGGTCATATCAGTAATAAGCTGTTTCACAGAATTAACAGGTCCTCATCAGGATCAAGCGTGGACAGAAAGTCATTCACGCCCCCGCCATTTACCAGAAAGCGGCTCATGGCTGTAAAAAGCGCAACAGGGCCGTCGATTTTGGCTTCCGGCGTGGATTTATTCGGGAAGATGTTGTCGTTTTTGTCCGGTTTTACAGTAACGTTAGACATCATCCAGTTCATGACCGGATGATTGCTGTGATGGAAACGCCCGGCATAAACCAGTGATTCCGTTTCCTTCATGGCCTCTGACAGATTGCGGACCGTCTGCGGAACCTCCACCAGCGGTATCCCTTCTTCAGCCAGTGCCAGACTGAACTGCATTGCGCTCCACGGGTCAAATCCCAGTTCCCTGAGGTTTTCACCGCCAATCCATTCCAGTAAGTCACTTTTTATCTGAGCATGATCGATAACATCACCATCCGTCAGGATGAGCTTATCCATCTCCGCCCACTTCCGGTAAAGTTCTGCCTGCTGCCGCGAGCATCGTTCCAGCCGTCCTTCCGGAAGCCAGAATTTAAAATCAGCATGAACATGTCCGTTATCGGTTCGCCAGAGTTTTGCCGCCGCACAGATATCAATCTTATGAGCAAGGTCGACGCCGACCCACATGGGATATGTTTTCAGCTCATGTTGTGGAGCAATGTATTCGCACTTCTCCCACTTAATCATATCCATCCAGGCAGATTCGGCAGTGACCCACACATTCATGTGTTTGGTAAAAAAATTCACCCGCGCAGAGACCTGCTCCTTCGCTTTTTTCGCCAGACGACGCAGATCATCCCAGCGTTTACAGATGCCCAGGCCAGGATTCGCTTTCTGCCAGACCGTTTCATCAAACGGATCATCTCCCTCATCGAGCGTGTAAATGATCGCAAAGTAAGAGTCGTCTTTTACAGCGCCCTCCACGTCGCTGTTATAGCCTCGCAATACCTTGATGGCGTAATCACGCTGCTCGTAACAAATCCCTTCCTTGTTAAAGCCAGCCGTGGTGATACCAAATAACAGGGACTGCAGACGGGCACCGGTTGCCGTTTCCAGAACGTCCCACACGTCGCGGGTTTTATGTGCATGCAGCTCATCAATAATGGCGCAGTGGATGTTCAGACCGTCCAGGTTGTTTGCATCCGAGGAAAGCGGTTCAAATTTTGATGCGCTCTGCTCCTGGTAAATCGCCAGCTTGTTGAAATCAAACAACCGCCCGAGTGTCGACCGGGCTTTTCTGACCATATTTTTGGCGTCTTCAAACACGATTCTGGCCTGGTCACGCGTGGTTGCGGCTGAATACACCTCAGCTCCGCCTTCACTATCTGCCCCCGTCATATACAGGCCGATACCCGATGACAGGGTTGATTTTGCGTTTTTACGGGCGACTTCGTTGTACGCCGTCCGGAACCGGCGCACCATCACCGGACGTCCGCTGCCATCGCTGCGCATGACAACTTCCCCGGTTTCTTCATTGACCAGCGGAATGACAAAACCAAAAATATTAATGAGGATAAATACATGCCAGTCCATCAACTCAATGGGCTGGCCTGCCAGTGCCCCTTTTACATGAGGCACAAATTTGTAGAAATTCAGGATGTGCTGCGCACGGGGTTCACTGAAATAAATCCCCCGCTTTTCGCCGTACTTCAGATCATCAAGAAAACGCTGGCAGGCCAGGCGGACAAATTCGCCAGCAACAATTTCTCCTGCAACAACACGTTCGGCGTAGCGGATCCCGTCAGCCACTTTTGCCATCAGTCTCTCGCTTTTAAAAGCTCTGCCAGCGGATCAACATTATCCGGTCCGGCGGTATTTACTTTTGCCCGGCTTGCCGGTGACATACCAAATTCTGCAAGCATCGCCCGGATCCGCTTCCAGGCATCCGCTTTCATCGCAGCAGCCGGGTGTGCCTTAATCAGCACATCACCGTTCTGCGTTTCCGAGCGGTAGGTGTACCCCTCAACATCGAGTGTTTCGCAGTGATGCCGGTATTCGGTATAGGCTTCCACCAGTAGCTCAAGCGCACGCGCATCAAGCTGAGAAATGATCCCTTCCGCATTCAGCTCTTCCGCCATTCGCCTGAACCAGTACTTCCCCTGCGCCCCTAAATGTTGCGGAATTTTAGGGAGACCTTTTTCATCCTTTTTAGCGGTTTTTTTGAGGTCTTTAACTGGCCGCTTTGAGGGGTTGCCTCGTATCAAATGCAGGCGTGGCGGGGTTTTCGGGGGTCCAGACATAATCGGTTTTACCTATCAATCATTTAATCACATTCCAAAAAAAAGTTTTCGAACCTGCGGCGATGCGAGGAAAGGTCAGGCGGCGGTACTGAGCAGCCAGGGTTGCAGAGATTTGACCCGCCCCTCCCCTACAGATGGGAACTGTTATCAATTGATGCGTTCGCGCGCTGTTTTTGCTTTATGACAGGGCCAGCACAGACTCTGCAGGTTACTGTCTGCATCCGTGCCACCATGAGCTTTCGGAATGATGTGGTCCACAGTTCTGGCTTCAACGGCTCTCCCATTGCGCAGGCAGTTCTGACACAGATGATTATCACGCTTCAGTATGCGCGCACGTATGGCATCCCATTTCGAGCCATAGCCACGCTGGTGGCGGCTCAGTCCGCGTTGATGCTGTACCCATCCTTCGCCACGATGTTTATCGCAGTAACCAGAACTGTCTGTGGTTGTACCTACACATCCACGCTTACGGCAGGCGCGTGGGATTCGTGATGGCATAAATACCTCATACCCTGCGAAATGTTTACCACGATAAAAAGGCTACTTAATGCACTGAGTGCGGATATACTCCTGTGCCCCTTCCAGTTGCATCTGCATCGTCATCAGCCGCTCTCTGAGGGTGAAATAATCCCGTTCAGCGGTGTCTGCCAGTCGGGGGCTGGTTGCATTATCCACGCCGGAGGCGGTGGTGGCTTCACGCACTGACTGACAGACTGCTTTGATGTGCAACCGACGACGACCAGCGGCAACATCAGCGCGCAGAGTTTCATTTTCAGCTTTCGCATTGGCTAATTCTCTCGAGTACTTTGCATCGAGCGCAGCAACATCACGCTGACGCTGCTGCATGTCAGCGATGGTGGCGATCGCCTGCTTCAGCTCACTGACTTTTTTATCACGCTGTTCTTTGTAGGCGATGGCGTTATCACGGTAATGATTGACCGCCCACGACAGGCAGACGATGATGCAAATAACCAGAGCATAAATAATCGCGGCGACTCTGCTCACTGATCTATCCCCCAACAGGCTAATGCGCTTTCCTGGTCACGACGAATAACCTGTCCATAGCAGTTATTTGAACGTATGCGGCAATCGCGCCCACCATCTTTTATCCACCAGCGAATCGCCTCGCATGCGCCCTTACGATCACCGGCATTCAGCCGCTTATAAAACGTCGACGGAAAACACTTACCGGGGCCAATGTTATAGGGACAGAATGACGCGATACCCGCTTTTTGTGGTTCGGTCATTGGTACTTTAATATTGCGCTCCACCCATGCCAGCGCCTTATCACGCTCAATGGCGTTGACCTGGTCGCATTTTTCCTTCGACAGTTTCATACCGGGAAAAACGGGTTTTCCATCCACCATCGTGGCACCCCGACAGATGGTCCAGATGCCGGCCCCATCGCGGTATGCCGTTGTGTGGTTACCTTCTTTTTCATCCAGAAACTGGTCAAGTATTTGAGGAGCAGACGCACCTGCAGCAATCAGCGCCAGAACCGCAGCTGACAGGCCGTATTTGATTTTTGCGCTCATGGATATTTATCAGGATGCTACCAATGAAAGATACTGGAAAGCCAACTGCAAAAAGCTAACAACCTGTAATCGAGTTATCAGAACTGTTAATTTTTATGGTATACCGCGCCTCTGAACAGGGGCGCGTTTCTGGCAACAGCTCGTCCCCTTCACATAACCCGGCAGCAACATCCAGGAAGACCTGTCTGATGCTCCTTCTGGCTGCTGCCTCATAAAACTCCAGCGCTGCACCTTCAACACGGTCCAGCGAGATGTCCAGGTCAAAAATTTCACCGTCAAAGCGTTTTTTGTCCCGTAACGCTAAAGTTACCGTAACTTTATTCTCAAAATTGCGGATCCCTTTCACAATCAGTTCATAGTTTTGAGTCATTGAATTACTCTCCCCGTGCAGCCTTACGCTTGTCTTCTCTGATTTTGAAGTACAGATTTGTCAGATAAGTCAGGAAGCCCAGAACCAGACTCCCCAGAACACCAATCGCAGCCCACTGTGACGGACTGACCTGATCAAGCCACTGTAAAAACCAGTAGCCAGCACTGCCTGCGGAGGTGCCGTAGGCAATGCCCGTTGAAATTTTGTCCATGGATTTCATAGCCTCACCTCCGCAAATAACGGATGGCGTAGTTTTACACTGAGAAATGAAAGGGATTTGAAAAGAAAAACCCGCAAAAGCGGGCGAAACGATATATACAGAAAGGAAAGCACTCTATCCAACAAACCACCCACAGTTGATCGGAATAAAAGCAGAGTGCTTATGAATGATCGCCTGCCCGAAGGTTAGTATTTCTGCACAGCAATTTTGCAAAAAAAGGCGATCATTCATAACTTAAACGTCTTTCAGTCACTCCGGGATTTCCCATCATCGCAGACTGAAAGACTCTGACTGGAGCGGGCAGCGGGAATCGAACCCGCATCATCAGCTTGGAAGGCTGAGGTAATAGCCATTATACGATGCCCGCATATGGTGCCGACTACCGGAATCGAACTGGTGACCTACTGATTACAAGTCAGTTGCTCTACCTACTGAGCTAAGTCGGCACTGGACCGCCACCGGGGACTCGAACCTCGCACTCTCAACTTAAAGGGTTGACGCTCTTTCCTGATGAGCTAGTGGCGGTTGGTGGCCCTTGCTGGATTTGAACCAGCGACCTGGCGATTATGAGTCGCTCGCTCTCACCACTGAGCTAAAGGGCCATATGCGGAATAATACTTATGCCAGTTTAGCTCTGCAATACCCTACCCTGATTAAATCCTGCATATTGGCCTACACATGATAAAAGAATCTGAGCGGTCAACAGAAAGTTACTCAGGCAATATTAACGAACTCTGACTACATTAATTTCAAAGTCATCAATCTGCCCGCTATTAAGTATAACGAATGCAGAACTCCCATTACTGTACGATTTCGATAAAACCAGACGATCATCATAGCGTGCAAGAACGTAATACCAAGTATTCTCATAGTGGATCGTCTGATATTCCCTCTTAAACTGGGGTTTATACCAACCGGCAATAAGAGAGAATGTCCAGAAATAAATCATGAATCCAGCCATAATAAACTCAATTCGGTGATGGCGAATAAAAGACACTTCCGAAAAACATTTGACTGAAATAAGTCTTCTTCCTGACCTGACAAAAAGCGTAATTGTAAAGGCAGCAATAACACAAAAAAACAGCACATCTGGCTCAACGTGCTGATGAATTACCGAAAACTCCAGAACAGGCGGAATAAAAAGCAGCAATATTGCCAGAAAAAGTCTGATAAAACTCAAATTCTGTATATTGTTTTTTTGTTTTATGCCTAAAAAGAAAACAATACCTACTCCCCATCCAGTAAGGAATATAACGATAACGCTCACAGCATAAAACAAACTTCGGGCCACATCATCAACGCCAACCCCGACGATCCACCATGGAAAGCCATAGTAAAAGGAAGTCCCCCATCCATAGAAATAAGCGCTTCCCCATCCAAGACAGCCCATATAAGCAATAAAAAGTGAAGAGTTCCTCAGCAGAGTGCTGTCATCCATACCCATCTCTCTAACAATTTTAAAACATCAACTCATCTTACATAACAAAGGAGATTCCATGCAGTCAAGAGACTTCAGAGCAGGAGAAACTCATTGCGCAATCGCCATCACGTTTAACGTTATGCACCGCTTTCCAGATATAAAAAACCCGCTCGATGGCGGGCTGTAAAAATCCTTCTAACGTCAGGCATAAAACGCCCATCGTTAGAGCAAATTTACCACAGATTCGGGAAAAATCAACAACACTATCGCGTTACCCTCTTTAACTGCCGCTCCGCCCATGCCTCTTCAATGTCAAACCGAACCACCAACGTATCGTAAAAGCGTTTCACTGATTTTTTCCACGTATCAAGCGTGATAGCACTCGTCACTTTGCGTATGGCATTAAATGCCTCCGTTGATGGTAGTCTTTCATAGCCCCGACCGCCACAACGCTGGCAGTTCCTGATTACAGGCATACCCCGTTTTTCCGACTCTTCACGATGAATGGCAACACCACGCCCACGGCAGTCTTTACAGGCAGTGGAAATCTCCCCCTTCCCTTTACATTCAGGACAAGAAACTTTCACCACCTCCCGGATTTTTTTCCATTCTTCCCAGTAAGACGGATACACACCTTTCGTACACTTTGCCCATACTGGCGGCTTGCCATCCGGATACTGAACCTTGTTTGTAAAAACTTCGCTTTCAATAAATTTTTCCCCTCGGCAACAGGGGCACTGCTTTTTACTCGCTGCGCTGCGGGCATAATCCTCAAAAGCATACGAAGCCATAATGCGCATCACTGCCGGTTTTATTTCTGCCGGAAGTTTTCTTAACGCCGCCACGCGATCGCACTGACTTAATGCATAATCTGCCAGTAATTCTGTTGCCCGCGCCCTGTCATTCATACTAATACCCATTTTCCCCAGGAACGCAGAAAATCCCATCTCAGCCCGGTTTTGTGTCATACCCTGCGCAGCCATCACATCAGTGATGCTCAGCGCATCTTTTGACGTCGAGACGGATGCATCAGTCAGGCCTGGCGATTTTGGGGAATAGTATTTCGGTAAATCTTCCAGTCTCATTTTTGGACCTGCCCGTCATGCATTATTTCGTAAATCTTCACGCCCAACCGACCACCAGGAACGAGCTGACCGCGCACAATATTGATTTCATCAAACTGCTCGTCGTCTATAAGTAGTCCGGCATGCGTCAGCGCATCCAGTGGTGCTTTCAGGATATTGTCCAGGTCACGACGGCGCTTATCCGGTGGCTCTGCAATCACCTTTATCGCCAGCCTTCCGGACAGGTTTGATTTTAACCGCTGCCGGCGAACAATTAGCGCCACATCACGGCGATAACGCTCACCGACTTTTGATACAAAATATGTGTTGCCACGACGTCGCCAGTAAGTATTCACCGTCGGCGGATAAGGCAAAACAAACTCAATACGCATCAATAACCTCTTTTACCCAAGCACGCCGGTTGCAAAGGCGTGATCAAGAAAACGAAAAATTAAATCAACCTGGGAACCATGCTTTTCTTCGAACGCCAGCGGATCCGCATGAAGTTCGTTGTGATGTTCCCGGCACAACGGTAGCGTGAAAATATCGTGGGCCTTTGTTCCCATCCCTCCCTGACCGTGACCAATCAGGTGATGGGGATCGTCGGCTGGCTGACCACAACACGCACACGGCTGTGTCTTCACCCAGCGCGTATATTTCTCATTTACCCAACGGCGACGTTTAGGTCGCCTCATGAAAGATTCCGGAGAGTCCGGATCAACGGCAATGCTGACCACCGCCTTTTCCAGTGGTGGGTTCTGTTGCTGGTGGAAGTGAGGCAACGGCGCAAGATTTTTTGTGCGCTGCTTTAGTATGCTGGTGGCGGTCTGCTCTCCCGGTACGATGTCGCTTTCGCGGTACACCGCGCGGATTTTTTCCGCACGTAACCCCAGAGAACGACGTAATACTGCCTCCGGAAGCGCGTCCGCCACTTGATTGCAGACCGCCCACCAGGATAATTCAGCCAGCGATAACTCCCGCTCCTGCGTGCCATTCATTGCATGGCGTATGACGTCAATCATCCATGCTGCCAGGTTTTGTTGAGCAAGTTGCTCAAGTGATTCGGATGTCTGGTCACGCAGCTGGTTATCGCAGTGCCAGCACAACACCATCGCGCCGGTGCCGTAACGATGTATGACGGTTTCACTGTGATGATAGTCACCATGAGGCCACTGGCAGGATTTGACATGACGCAACAGCCAGTCAGACAGTGCACCAGCGCCGCCAGCAGCACGAATCACACGCTCATTGCTGAAAAACCGCAGTAATGATTTATCCTCCGCCAGCGGCTGGCGAACGGCAGGGACGATGCCGGACGGCAGACCACGCATGCTTTTCGGTTCCGGCTCCACCAGCACTCGAGGGTTATGGAATACCTGCATGGATTCACGGCCTGGTTTAAGGACCACCAGCCCAAGTTCCGGTACCGGAACAGGTCGAAGTAATACCCGCACGTTACCTCCAGATGCGTTGCTGGAATGTGCGGGACGGACGCGGTGGGCGCTCGGAGTACGGCAGCCTGACGTAGATTATCCAGTGACGATAATCGAGGCTGAGGGCTTTCTTAACCTCGTATCCACGCCTGCGGTAACACTGAATTATCCATTCAGCCTGCTCTTCAGTGCATGGAGGATGCTGGAACCAGTCTGATTTGAATGCGTGAAAACGCCGTCCGCACCTGCTGGCAAAGACGGCAGAATCATTAGAATTGTGTAATTTGGTATCGTGCGCCATCGGTTGTCTCTGCTGGCGCAGCAGGTGCCAGTTGTTCAGGCTGGCGTGCGAATTGTAAACCAGAATGCCAGGAAAAAACAAAACCCGCCGAAGCGGGTTAAGTGCGGGTGCGTTGAGGATGCCTGACACATCAGAGGTGGCGAGGGATTTCTCCCCCGCCTGGTCTCTTACTCCTCAGGTTCGTAAGCTGTGAAGACAGCGACCTCCGTCTGGCCGGTTCGGATTCGTACCTCGCAGAGGTCTTTCCTCGTTACCAGTGCCGTCACTATGACGGTTAAACAGATGACGATCAGGGCGATTAACATCGCCTTTTGCTGCTTCATAGCCTGCTTCTCCTTGCCTTTCGGCACGTAAGAGGCTAACCTACATGTGTTCAGCATGGATTGAGCCTCAGATTAATGTTAAGCGTCTTGCAGGACGCGTAATGTTAACTGGGGCTTTTCTCTATCTGCCTTTTGGTGTTCATGCCTGAGGCAGATAGCCTCAAGCACCCGCAGCAATTCTACTTAACTCACGTCACCTCGCCAATATGAAATCAATCAGAAAGGTGATCCATAAAATCACTCCTTCTCTTCTTTTCCGTAGTGGAGTTGGCCAATTTTGATAAGAGGGCGCCCCTGAGATTTGCGGTGTAGATTGGTATCGCGCAGAGAATACACACAGCCACAATATTCCTGCTGATAGAATTTTTCGCGCTTGCTGATTTCAATCATACGGGACGAGCCGCCCTGCTTGCGCCAGTTATAATCCCAGTACACCATACCCGGATAATGCGCAACAGCTCGCCGCCCACACTCGTTAACCTGCTGCATATTTTTCCAGCGTGAAATGCCCAGTGAACTGCTGATCACACTGAAACCATTTTCAGCAGCGTACAACGCTGTCCGCTCAAAACGCATGTCAAAACACATGGTACAACGGATCCCCCTCTCAGGCTCCCATTCCATTCCTTTGGCACGTTCAAACCAGTTGTCGGTGTCGTAATCAGCATCGATAAACGGCACGCCGTGTTGTTCAGCAAAGCGAATATTTTCATCCTTACGAATTAAATACTCTTTCTGAGGATGAATGTTCGGGTTGTAGAAAAAGATGGTGTAGTCGATTCCCGAGGCCTGAAGCGCCTCCATCACTTCACCGGAACATGGAGCACAGCAAGAGTGCAGTAGTAGTTTGTTTGCCCCGTTTGGGAGCTCCAATTTAGGCCGTTTGAAATCAGCAATAGTCATAAATATTTTTATTGGGGTCATGAAAATAGCACAGAGTGTAGCATCAGAGCAGGGCTATCGGGAATATATGTCTAAATCTGGTAATATCTGGTTTTGACGCAAAGCGGACAACCACGCTGGCTCTACCCTGCGCCATGAAAATGTCAATTCACATCTGAACTAATGCTCTTTAATCTAGTAACGTCTAAAATACCTAACATTTCCTTGATAAAATGCCAGTACACGCTGCATAGCTTCGCTCTTCCGGCACTCGCGACAGATTATATTCAGGCGCCTGTCGTAGCGGCGTATTTCGCCGTCTGGTAACGACCAGATAAGGTCCGGATCAACCGCAGATGGTTTATTCAGCTTTGCCCTTGAGAGCTTTTTACGGGCATTTTGCCAGTCCTTACGCGCCTGTTCAGACGGGAATAACCCGTAACCAGAGTTGTATACATCGCCACTGGCAACCAGCTCTCTGGCCAGAACGCTCATCAGATATCTTGTTGCCCCAGTTTTAGCTTCCAGTTGTCGTAACGTCTCGCGCCCACTCTGGCGTACGAGTTCAAGAACCTGCCCTTTAATTTTTTCCCGCTCTTCTTGTGTAAAAACTTTTGCCACAAGCCCTCCTGAAAATTACCTCATGACCAGAAATTAACACTTACCCCCTGAAGCCCGGCGGAATTTCGTTATCCGGTTCAGAAATATGATTCACACAACGCTGGTTGTTCGTGCCGCTTACCGGGAGCAACCAGGGGTTTTCAAAATTCCGGTCCGGTCCAAAAAACGTCGTCGCTCGCTGAACAAATTCCGTTCCCGTTTTCCCGGTAGCCGCCAGGTATCTTGCGTAACGCCTCACACCATCCAGCATGGCCTCTGGTGGCACCCCCTCGCGTAATCTGGCCTTCCAGGCACTGAAAGCGGATTTCTTCGGGTTTGCCCCAGCACGCAACGGGTATTCCCGCCAGACCTGTTCGAACACATCCGGATAATCCACTCGTCCCACAGGCTGCCCGGTGTTTTCCGGGACTACCCGATCGGCTTCCCGCTGAATGGCGGAATCGGCTTCAGGCTGCTGCAGTTGGTGTGATTGCTCCGGCCTTGCGGTCATCACCTGCTGCACAGCGCCCGAATCGGCTTTCAGCGCATACGCTGAATCGGCTTCCGGTGTCGTGCCTGCTGGCTGACCAAGATTGACGGTCTGAACATCCCCTGCCTGGTTCGTGGCGTTTTTTACGCCATGGACCATAGTGTTTTGATCTTCTTGATCTGTATCTTTATCTGTATCTTTATCTGTCGTGACTCGTCGTGACATGTGCGTGACATTTCGTGACGCGCCGTGACAATCGCCATTTTGTTCCCGCTTTCTTTCCCTCTCTCGCTGCGCCCTCTTGCGCTCTGCAGGAGATTTTGCGGTTTGCGAAATATTGCCGTTGTCCTCTTTAAGCACCTGGCGTTTTTCCCATCCAGTGATTAAATCACCATCAAGTACCCGCCCCTGCATCGTCTGCAAAATTGAATCAATTACCTCTTCTGTCACGTCGAGCGCACTTGCCAAATCTTCTGTCGTGACATCAATGTGACCTCGCGTGACATTTCGTGACGCGCTCACCAGGAGGTGGATATACACTGCCATCACTGTTGCAATTGGCTGCCCTGACACCCTGGCAATTGTTCGCCACTTAGGGTCATTTGGCATGTCATGCCATAATCTGAGCCAGGCGTTAGCCATACTCACCTCTTCTGATACCGAATCTTTTTACTCACGAGTTGCCGGAAGCGATTCGATATGGCTATTGTCAGTCAATGTACTGCCACAGCATTTCCTGCCGGGCCACCACGGTTCATCTGATTGAAACCGGCGATTGCCACTGCGACAAAATCATCAGCGTCTCTCACCAGTCGCTCCCGCGTCTCCACCAGCTCCCGAAAATAAGCTGAACTGTGGCTGCGCATTCTGGCCACCAGCAAAGGTGGCATTGCCTTTTCGATCGCTGGTAACAACGCCTGAATTTTTTCAACTGCATCAGGGGTGTCTTTCTCTACCCAGCGGAAAATTTTCTGGGTATTGCGAGCCAGGGCTTCCGGATGGCTGTCGTCATACAGTTCCGGGAACGTCATTCCCAGCTCGAAATAAGTCCGGGCTATTTCAGCTGCTGGAACTTTCTCACCGTCTGGATACGCCCAGGCATTCATTGCCATGCGGATGTGTTCATGCTTGATTTTCATGAATCAGCTCCGGTGCATTTGATGTGTTAACCTTGAATCCAACAGGTAAACCGTCGGTTGGGTTAGGATAAATATCAGGGCGAATTTCATGCGGGGTAACTTCCCACTTCATTAGCTGACATAACGGAATTACCTGCTTTGGGGGAACGTCAAAGCTAAACCATTGCCAAACAGTCTGTTGAGCGACCCCCATATAACGACCTATTTCAGCTTGAGTGTATTTCTGCCTAATTTTTTCGCGAGTGCTATCTAGCATTTTGCTCTCCTCTAAAAAACTATAAGCAAAGCCTACAATAAAAAACTGTACACAATCAACAGTTTTTTATTGTGATGCTTTTAACAGTATTTACCTGTAAAATTGAATAATGATGAACGCCCTAGAAGTATCTATGTACAGAATCAGCAAGCTTCTTCAGGAAACTGGATGGAGCCAGGCTGAGCTTGCCCGTAGAATTGGTGTGACACAACAAACTGTTCAACAATGGGTCAGCGGTAAGGCTACACCTAAAGCCTCAAGTTTGGATAAACTGGTTGAGGTTACAGGGCATCCATTGCATTGGTTTTTATTGCCTCCTGAAGAGGGGGAGCAAATTTTCACCCCTGACACGATGAAAATTGGTCCTCGTCAACGCGAACTGCTCCAGGCTTTTAGTGCGTTTCCAGAGGAAGACCAAGAAAAAATGCTTCAAGAAATCAAAGACAAGAAAAAATCAATGGAAGAAACCATTGCCCGGTGGTTGGCGGCACAAAAAAGCCGCCGGGCGTGACCACAGTACAAGAAGAGGAGTTATGCCATGAGTACAGCCCTTTCTCCGATAGTTTCAGAATTCGAAACTACCGAACAAGAAAACAGTTACAACGAATGGTTACGCGCTAAAGTGGCGTCAAGCCTTGCAGACCCTCGTCCCTCAATTCCACATGATGAGGTAATGGCTGAAATGGAGAATCTTATTGCTCAAATTGCTGTAACTAACAGGAGCGAGTAATGTTACCCATTTTGTGGCTACCATCTGCTCGCGATGATTTGCGTCAGATCGTAGCCTATATTGCTAAGGAAAATATTCCTGCAGCACGCAGACTAAAAATACGGATTGAAACGTCTGTTTTAGCCCTCTCTGAGCATCCATATCTATATCCGCCAAGTGATCGAGTATCCGGTTTGCGGGAAATTGTGGTTCACCCTAATTATATCGTTTTGTACCGAGTAGCAACTTCAAGCATTGAAATTGCAAATATTGTGCATGCCCGCCGACAATTTCCCTTCCCTATCTGAACTGAACAATTTTCACACTCCCTCATTCGAGGGAGTTTTTTTGCCCAACACAACAATTAAAAACTGTTGACACAAAACAGTTTTTAATTGTAGATTATTTCCACTACCCACCCCGCCCCACAGAACGCAGGGCAATACTTCGAGTTACCCGGCAGTGGTCAGGGGTTAAGTAGCCAGCCCGAGGCGTAAGAACATGACGGCAGGGTTCAACTTTAACTATGCAGCAGGTTTTTGTTCCGCTCCCCCGGCGTTAAGGGGAAATGAGGTCAGCATGGATACTATCGAGCTTGGCAACAACGAATCTCTGGTATGTGGAGTATTCCCCAACCTGGACGGAACGTTTACCGCGATGACGTATACCAGAAGCAAAACGTTTAAAACGGAAGCTGGCGCGCGTCGCTGGTTAACCAGAAACACTGACTGATGAGGTTGACGATGGAATTTAAAGATTTACCAATGCAATTCCAGGAAATGGCAGCGAATATAGTTCGTTCCCAACTGGCGACTCTTGACCTGAGTATCGTAGAAAAAGAAACCATCGATAATATATCCGGTAACGTGCGTCGTGCCTTTATCGGACTGTACGAAGAGAAGCAACTCTCTGATAACCAGGATTTACATAAAAAATACTTCTTGGAATTAATGGACATCATTGATAAGGGATTTGGCTTGTTAATGAAACAGAAAGGGATTCGAATGAACCCCCTTGAAAATTACTTCGCAACAAGAAGCATTAATTCCTGTGATTTAAAGCATCCCGCCACAGACGGGAGTGTTACAGTTAGCCATGAGATTTCGATTAATCATTAAAATCAATAGCTATTTCAATAAGTGATGCCATCTCGTTGCATTTTGTTGAATTCATCTTACGTAATGAGTCACAAATATCTGATGGTTGTGATGCTGCTGGCAACTTAGCAGCAAGTAGCATAATTGCCGTTTTTATAGCAGTGAGTTCATCCGCAAGTCCAGCAGGAGAAACATCGTGGTTAAACTGGATATTTACATTTTTACTAGTCATTTCACCCTCCTGAGGGTTGGTAATTAAGGAGTTCTCCACGGGTCAGATGGAGTGCGTGCGCCGGACACGGGTGAGAATCCGGCACTGACAGTTTACTGAAAGGATATGTCCCTGAAAAGTCAGGGCATAACGCGAAAGCGCACGGCGAAATTGGTCTCTCTGTACGGTGTCGTTAAATTTAGTTCGACCGTGCGCTTCCGGTTGTGGCAATCCGCGAAATGGCGCGGCGGTAAGTATGGCGGGGTTATTCCTTCCCCGTTGAGGACACCGGGTTGTCAGGTTGACCATACGCTTAAGTGACAACCCCGCTGCAACGCCCTCTGTTATCAATTTTCTGGTGACGTTTGGCGGTATCAGTTTTACTCCGTGACTGCTCTGCCGCCCTTTTTAAAGTGAATTTTGTGATGCGGTGAATGCGGCTGAGCGCACGCGGAACAGTTAAAACCAAAAACAGTGTTATGGGTGGATTCTCTGTATCCGGCGTTAATTGTTAACTGGTTAACGTCACCTGGAGGCACCAGACACCGCATCAACAAAGTTCACTTCGGTGATGAAAGGTAAGAGAAAATGTTGAATGTAGCTATTGAAAACCAGTACGGGTGGAATTATAGTGCACCTGCACCTCATAAACCGGGTGCCGGGCGTGGAAACCCGAAAGTTACTCGAGCGCATAACCGCGCCGAAGCGGTTTTTTTATGCGTTAAGCACAGCCACATTCAGATAATGGTGGGGCGTGCAGGGCAGCTGCAAGGCTGGCCGGGTTCTCGAGTGACCGGTATTTCCACCCCTGTACGTCTCGCCACCCTTATGGTCGTGGAAAGCCTCGGTGGTGAGTTAATTAACTTAACACTTGAGGATGCCATCATGGCTACTACCCTTACCCTTTCTCACCCTGACGTAACCATTGAAAATGGTCGCGCAGTCACTACGTCTATTGCGATCGCAGAATTCTTCGGCAAGCAGCATCACCATGTTGTTCAAAAAATAGAGGCCCTCGAATGTTCTGAACGCTTTTTAACCAGCAACTTTTCGCGGGTTAAATTCGAGCACCGTGGCAATACCTACAATGCCTACCAAATCACCAAAAACGGCTTCGTTTTCCTGGTGATGGGCTTCACCGGCAAAAAGGCCGCTGCATTCAAGGAAGCCTACATTGCCGAGTTCGACCGCATGGAGGAAGAACTGCGCCGGAATAACACCACACCCGCTGACAAAATAATCCCGGGTGATGACCGAACCCTGGTTATCCGCTTCGACGAACACGGCTACATCAAATTCACCGAAACCGTTCCTGATGGCGCACTGGTCTGTACTCTGGATACTTTCCGTTTTTATCTGGAAAAGCAGGGATGGACTCTCATAAACCGGGGCGCAATTAAAAATATGACCGTCGAGCAGTTGCTGAGTATTAAATAGTTTTCTGGAATTTCCTTCATATCACAAATTATTAAGGAGATTATTATGATTGCTCATCACTTCGGAACCGATGAAATACCACGCCAGTGCGTCACTCCCGGCGATTACGTTATGTATCAGGGAAGAACATATGTTGCATCTGTCAATGAAATTAAAAAACACCGACTTTATATCCGGGGGCTTTGCACTCAGCATTGCATTAAGGACACCATGATTAAGGTCTTCCTCGGTCGTGACGGATTGCCCGCAAAAGCGGAATCATGGTGACGGGCAATTAAATGCGGGATCAGATTATATTTCCGTTATGACTGGATAAACCACAAAACTTATAAAACACAAATTAACCATGAATTTATGCCAGCAATGGCAGGGATTTGTTCACCCTTAAATCTGTAATGAGGTAAAACAAA